AGTGCTCTATTAATTCTATCGGCTTTTGTAAACACCTCGTTTAACTTGTTTTTGTTCTCTCGCATCATAAAAGCACCCGGAGTCGACGGTTCTGATACCATATCAAAACAAATTAGTTGGAAATCGTCTTCCACAATGGTTTTGCCGGCACTTTCCGTGACAGACCCCAGACCGCGGGAAGAGATTCCAATGGACACTCCCGAATCTACCAAAGAGCGCAGGATTCCACCTGACGGTGTGTCCAAAACCTTCATTTTCCCCATGACCTTGCTGTCGTCCATCCATATATCAGTAATCTGGTGAGAAACATTCTTGAGATTTATAACAGAATCTTCGGGATGGTCCAGTTCTCCAAGGGCTCGGTTGTCGTTAACGAGTTTCTTATAGTTCTTGACTTCTCTCTCAAGAATTCTTTGAGGATACACGCGGCCATTGCCGTTTTGGGTCTCAGCCATCTGCATCATACCCGATAGCATCATGCCGCCGTCTTTTACGAAGCGTTTTTCGTCTTCAGTTAGAAGATCTTGGCAAGCGCCGCCGTCGCACAGTTCATAATATTCTCGGAGAAGTTGTTTGGCCATTGGTTACTCTATTCCTCGTAACGCTTGCCAGATTTGCCTACGCCGCCGGAGCCGGCATATGCAACGTTGCTCTTCTGAGTCTGCATATGTTCCGGATTCTCAAGTCCGGCGTTGCCCTTGTCCTTGCGTCGTTGACGGTCTGCCTGTGCAGAGCGGTCAGCGCGGTCTGCTGCATCCTGAGATCGGATACGGCGCTTTGTTGAATCGGGCACGGAGAACCAAGCTTCGTCACCCTCTTCCAGCTGGTGCGAGAAATCAAATACATCGGTCCAAGAACCGGTACCGCGGCGGTCTTCGGCGTCTTGAGCCTTCCGCTTTTTCTCGTACTCCGCTTCGCGTTCAGCCTCGTAGGCAGCGCGCTCAGCCGCTTTTGCAGCTTGTTCGGCGGCGCGCTCGTCGTCCTCGGCCTTCCTGCGGGAAGCTCGCTCTGCGCGCTGTGCGGTGATCCTTTCGACTTCGGGTTCGATCGCCGCTTGGACGGCGGCGATGATGGGATCGGTCCATTTGCCCTTGTGTGTAGGCTCACTAGCTAACCAAATCTCCCTCGCCTTCTCAATAATCTTCTCCGGATAAACCTCGCCGGCGATGCCGGCTTTTTCCAGTTGACGTTCCACTTGATGCTGGGCGTGCTCGCCACCATATCCGCCGTGTTCTGGGTCCCAGAGTTTTTCTAGCTTCTCTTTCTTAGAAAAGCCAAAGATCTCCTCCAAGCGAGAACCATCGTCATTGCGATCCACTGTCTCGTGCAAGAAGTATCTTGGATCTATTCTTTTTACATTTTTTCTGCGTGCCATTATATTATTCCTTTAAAGTAGTCAACTGCCCTTGCAGCAGCGTCTTACTGGTTGTAACATCCATTTAGCCATGTTTATCTCCTTTTCCTATCTGTATTCCGTCGTCACAAATAATCATATTAAGAGCATATGAAGTACCTGAACTTAGGCAACCCAATAAAAACCCAGTTACCGGGCTATTACTAAATGTAATTAGTTCCGTCATGGGGTTAATTCCCCAAAGAAATACTCCAACCCAAAATCCTATGCACATCGGGCAAGAAAAGAAATAATGTGAGGGCCGAATGCGATCTAGTATCTTTGAAAAACAAAGAAGTTGGGTGAGACCATAGGCGATTAAGATGAAATAAACTAGAGACATTTCTACATCTTGTAGCGTAGCGGAATGTAGTAATACCCCGGAACCATGGCGCCCTTCTGGGCTTCTTGCGGGACCTCGCCAAGTTCCGTTGTGTCGCGGTCGCCCGGATTGACATAGTATTGTTCCAGGTCTTTCTCGTACTCTTCGGCCGTTAATCTAGCCTCTGCCTCTTCAATAACAAACTCGGATATAACATACACCGCCGCTTGCAAAGAATTAGCACCCTCACTTATCGGGATTTGCCCTTCTAGTGAGTTAAATATATTGCCGCCCTGAATGCTATCTCTGGCTATGACTCCCTTGTCAGCCAAGAACTCGAAAAATCTTGATTGAGTTCCGTAAGCATCTTCTATCCCCTTGCTTTTTGGAAAGGTTATTACTTTATTGTCTTCTGGTAATAAAACAATATCAATAATATCATGATCCATTATTAAAAGATTTCCTTCTAATGTTTTCCTGGCATTTAATTCTACAGTAGCCTGGGGTCCACCTATGGTTATCTTAATCATTTGACTGAATTTCCCGGACCAGCTCTTGTATCTTCAGCACCTGGGAAATTGTTTCCTCTGAGGGGTCGGATTCTTTAAAGCCCTCTAGAATATCTAAAACTTCTTTCGTTTTTAGAACCATCTGTTCGTCGACAAAAACCTCTTCAAAGGTAAGGGATTCCTCGACTACTTCCCTTAGGCGCCCGATCTCTTCATTTAAATATACTTTTAATTGCAATCCATTGTCTGCAAAAGAAGCAATATATTTACTTAACAACTCTTTTTGCTCTTTCATAAGGGTCGCATACTGTTCGTTATAGTTTTTAACAAAGGAGCGATAAACAATATTATCAATAGGCTTCATATGATTTTCTTTGGTCTCGGCGGAGTTGCTCATTGTATTGACCACCGCGTCTTCATACAAAACTCGCTGCTTAATGGTGGAGGATCCGTTAAAGATAGCAGAAATTGAAGCCAATGACTTGAAATTTGGAACAAATGTGTTCCATGATTCTTTTGAAAGAGTCTTATTAATTTTGTTAATGACTGCAGTTTGACTATCGAATATATCTTTGCTGTCTAGCTGAGACCGAGCTATCTTGGTCTCGTTTAAAAGCTTTTCAGCCAGCCGCGGCTCAAGATCGGTAGTCTCTAATAGTGTTTTATAAAGAAGCAACTCTTTGCCGAGAGCGGTAGCGCCCCCAAAGTGTTCTTTTATAATGGTGGAAATAACATTTTTTTGTTTAAAATCCTTATCGATGATAGTCTTAGTTAATTCCTTAACTAACACATCATACAAGAAGGCTGTATTTCGTTTTTTATTGTGCTTTTTTCTCACTTACCTTGGTCTCCGCCTCTTTGGTTTCAAGCTCCATAATTAGTTTTCTGATTCCTTTAGTGTTCTCTAACAAGTTAATTTCTTCGGTATCGTCGTTATTGTAATTAGGTTGAAGTTCCTCGTAAAGTGCATTGACATTCAATAGTTGATGCCCTGGAAATATATCTCGCCTAGACGAGCCGCGATTGGGGCGTAATTTTCTAGTAGTGGGTCCCTGCTTATTAGTTTTTCGAGTGTCGTCTTTCTTTTTATAATATTTTTTACCCTTTGATTGAGGCTCTAAGCTTTGAGCGGTGGGGTTATCTTCTCTACGGGCCGGCGCGGCCAATAGAGAGCTTTCTTCGCCGCCGGCTTCTCCGCCCAGGTCACCGCCTTCCGCGCCGCCCAGATCACCACCGCCAAGTTCGTCGCCCGGGGCAGGCAGCTCATCACCTAGTTCGCCTCCACCAAGCTCTTCTCCGGCGCCACCCAGTTCTCCGCCCAGGCCACCACCGCCAGCAATTTCTTGAGCTGCCAACTCTGTAACGGCGTCAAGAGATGCTTGATATTTTCTATCGTAAAATGCTTCTCTTTGGTTCCGTAAGAATTCTTCGTCCGTGAGGTGCAAAATGTTTTTTGCTATCCAGTGCTTGCTAAACATACCCTCTACAACATTGTTCGCAAGATCAAACTTGGTTCGGATGTGTTCAATTTCTTGAAGTTCGGCTAGTCGTGACGGATTATTCAAAGCTATTTTAAACGAAATTAAGTCTTCGCCTCTGAAGCCGAGCGTAAACAAATGAACAACAGCAATTTTCTCAAACTCTGAAATAAGTACTCGCTGAAGTCTTTGAATTGTTCTGGCAAAACGAATGTCCTTCTGGGCCAAAGTCGTTTTGTCCTCTGAACCGCCTTCAACCATCATGAGATATGAGTGAGGAATTTTAATAGCAGAGAAGAGTTTGTCACGGATATATTTGACATCATCAATATCATTTAGTGAATCGGCGCCTTTAAGGGTGGTAATGTCCGACCCAACTCCTCCGCGAATAGGAATAAAATAATCTTCCTCCACCGAGAGCGGGTTATATCTCAAATCAACGCGACCTGTGGTAGGATCAACTATAGAATTTCTTTTCAGGGAGGTCTTAACCTTCTCCATATATTGTTCCACGTCCTGAGGGGGTATATTACCCACATCGATTTTAAACATCCGTCGTTCGGGTGCTCGCACAACACGATAAGCTAACATGGCGTCTTCTATTAAAACCAATTGGCGCCAGATACGGCGGGCCGGATCTAAAACAGAGGTTCCGTACGGAGCATGTTTGTCGTTGCCCAAAACTCTAAAATGAGCAACCTGCCAATTCTCGAAAGTCATATTGGCGGTGTTCCATTGGAACTGTACATAATTGGGATTGGTTGGATCCTGGCCTTCTAGTCTTTCAACTTCTCCAGAAGGAAGGCCGATGACACTTTTTACCCCCAGGACCTCATCGATATCCAAATAGAGAAAGAAGTCTCCGAACTTACACATCGTCCGAGCCCACCCAAACGCATTGAATTCAATGTTTAGCATATCATAGAATAGCGACTCAAGGATTTCTTTAATCTCTTCGTTGCGGCACTCTATCTTAAGAAGCTTATTGTACTCGTTAGAGGTTGTCATTTCGTCAGCATAGATGTCTAACGCTGACGCAATCTCTGGCATGTACTCCATTTGATCAAAGTCAATATAGCGCTCATTGCGATTTTGGTTCCGCATTGCTGCGGAGGTCATCATGTTGTAGTTGCGAGATAGGTTGTCTGAGGTGCGCTTGAACTGGTGGCCGCTTAGGCTTCTGAATCGAGTCTGATATTTGTCAAGAGCTGAACGACGCTCTTCGCGGGTAAACTGAGCACGATAATTTATAAGCGGGCCAGAAAATATTCGCGTTAATCTCTTAAAGAGAGGAGATGCGGGATTGCGTGGATTATTTTTATTGTCTGCCATCTGTTTACCCCTTGATAATTCCTAGATATTTTTTATTAAATTCTCTGGCCGTCTGCATACGTTCGTCTTCGGCGCTAATTCTATGGCCGAGCATCCCCGGGATGGTTGTGCTAAAAGAGCGATTGGATGTGGAAATGGACGACAGTGAATGTTTACTATACTCCAGGGCCCTGCTATTTTCAACCAAAACCGTATCCCTTACCCAACAGCCAATTGCGAAAGACATTACTAAATCATCGTTATAAGATCTCATAGCTTGGGCCTTACCGTTCTGCCAGATAAAAGTTTTCATTTCACTAAGCAGGCGATTAGAATTTATTTTAATTAGTTTGTTCCTCATGAACTCTTCCATCTTAGCTATCACCAAAGGCCTCGTCTTGAGTGAGGTGGTAAACCCAGGAACAACATTAGATTGCCACTGCGCCGTAACGGAATCAACATAGTCGTGGGAAGTTTTAGTAGAATAGTATATATTATTATAACCCTTATCGACAAGTTTATTAAGTACCGCAAATCCTATATTATTATTCTCGCCAACAATCATGCAATTGCCGTACTCTTTCCCAACATCAAATAAAATATCAGCATAATCATCCGGATTTGGCTTGCCTATATACTCGGCAACAATTTCTAAAGGGTCGGATTTAAAAACATGGAAGGCGGAATTGTCTTTACCGTCGCCCCGAGCGATGTCTGCAGAAATAAAATAGGGGACTCCTTCCTGGTATTCCTCCCATATCCAATAGTTTCTATCGAAGCCGGTGCGATATTTGGGTTCTGTGGCTAGTTCTATAAAATGAAGTATGTCGTCCGGATGTATAACCGTCTCGCCAGATACATTAAAACTGCATTCCAGCTCTTGTGCAATTTGGCGCTTAGACATATTTTTGGTTTCTTTTTCAAACCAAAGCTTGTCACGGTCAGGGTGAACATCCCATAGTAGGGTTGTTAAATTGAAATTGTTTGTACCGGATTCGGCCTCAACACAGGTTTTATGAAACCAGTTCCCCACCCCATTGGGGGTAGAAAGAGCGATACAACGTCCCCCCGTCGATAGGGTGGGATAAAGAGCGGCCCACAAATCTTCCAGCTTTTCTACGTGAGCGGCCTCATCAACTATCAACAATGACAAGGCCTCGGAACGTCCAACATCTGAGGAAGTGCTACTGGCTTTAATTTGAGATCCATTACTAAGTTCAAAAGATGTTCTGTTGTCTATCGATATATTAGATATTCTCATCCACTCCGGCAGAGTTTTCATTATCTTCTTTACCTTGCGCACCAAGTTGGTTGCAGTTTGAAGCTTCGTAGCTACAACTAAAATATTTTTATCACGGTGAAACAGCATAAGCCAAACCGTATATGCCGCAGTAACAGTAGATATTCCTAGTTGTCTGGCCTTCAGAATAACATTAAAACGATAGTCATTAAAATCTTTTAACAAATCTTCTTGGAAATTATAGGCTTTAAAGGGGATTATTCCTCGTTGAGGGTGAGATATCTTGCAATAATTTGTAATAAAATGAATCGGATCTTTGCCGGCTTTTACTACTTCTTTTACAATCTCCTGCTTAGTAAGCTTGTACCCCATAACACTTTGTTGTTTACCCCTTGCGCGTATCGTTAGAGGGGCGCTTGTTCTTGGGACCTAGAGCAAGCCAGTCTCGAACTGCTTTATCTAGGCCGTCTTTTTTATCCGGGTTAACTTCCTTAACATCACCTATACCGCCAATTTTGTAGTCGCAAGTGGCGCGGACGTCGGTTCTATAGTTGGAAAGCTTTTGCACTAATATATCAGGCTCGCCCACCCTGGTTAAGGTAAGGGTGTCTCCGGTGACTTTTTTATATTCCTTCTTAAGGAAGGATGCAACTTTGTTTATCATTCCAGCAGTTTCGTTCTCGAAACCCTTTTGTGCCACATCTTTTAGTCTTATCTCAGATTGATATAAAATAGTTAAAAGCGGTCCTTTAAACTTCACCTTAAACCCGTCGTTGATACGCTTGTCTCGGATAAAGTCTCCCTCTTCTCGTCGGAGTCCCACTTTGCGCGGCTCTTCGTCTGCAATTAAAGACTCGTCATGAGCGCCGTCATAGGCGTTAGCCGCTGCCTGTGAAATTCCTTGAATAATTTCTAGTGTTGTAGCCATTTATATCACCCCTCTTTATTTGGTCGCCATCCAGATAACCATCTTTCTTCTCTACCATCTATCCATTGGATATAGCACATATAGCACGTTGAAAACCTATTCATATACATACCGTCGCGTCCATCAAACGAATATTTTTCACAAACGGGGCAAACCCTATTTGTATTCTTATTAAGTAGTTTTTGGTTGATTAAAAAACCATCTTGTTCCACTTTGTCCTGCTTTTCAGATAGCTTGGCAAACTTTTGTCGTTCTTGGATAGACTGCTCAAGATATTCTTTCTCTTTCTCATCGGTCCAAAATCGTCGCGGGTTATCAATTGCTTCGGTACCATATTTTTTTGATATGGCTTTTTCATACTTTGCGACGCGCTCTTTGTGTTTGCTCATTAGACAGTCATCGCATTCGATGCTGCAGCTATTGCGCGCATCGTAAATTGAGGCCATGCGTCGGATACCTCTGAGATCGGCGCGGTGCTCAATTAACAATCTCCGTTGAAATGGCAAAGATACCAATAGAAGAGAGCGTACCGATTCCGAAGCCCAAAGCAACCATCCAGGGTTCTTTAGAAGGATCTTGCTTTATAACTAAATCCTGGAGTCTTTCGATCTCAGTGGTCTTTAAAATCATCATGGACTCATACCTGTCTTTCCAAGACATAATTTCAATTTCTTTATATGAGAGCTGTAGTTCGTAGTGTTGTTGTTGAATCTGAAGTTCGTACGCAATTCGCAGTTCACACTCTGCGTCTTCAAACTTCTTATCTACCGCAATTTGAGCTGCCGCGTCTGTAGTTAAAAGGACGCCGTCGAAGGGTGCGGGATCACCGGCCTTTAGCGATACAATATCGTAGGTTGGCTCTTCGAGTTCGTCGGCAATTGCAATCGGCGGAAAAACGAAAAAGGAGGCCAAGAATAGAGATATTATCTTTTTAGCCATGCTCCAGTCCATATAATCTAGCTAGCTCTCGGGAGAGCCTCTCAGGATCATTATACCCCTCTTCAACTAATTTTTTAATTTCTTTCTTTTTGGCTGCATTTAACTCTTCGTTGTTACCGACATACTCTTTCTCTAACTTCTCAATGTTTTTGTTGTATTCGGATAAAACGCGGCGCTTTTCCTCGTCTTCTCGACGACGAATTTCATTTAGTTTCTCTACTTCTTTTCTATATGACTCTCGCGAGTTTTCCAAAACATCAAGAAGCGTTGCTATATAGGCGCCGTTCCTCGTCACCGTCCATATCAAAACAGCAACTATCAAAGCAAGAATAAGCAACGGTACATACCAATGGTGCTTAAGCCACGACCCAACTTTCTTAATTCTACTTTTTAATAGCAGGAGGCTCATGCAACCCCTTTAAGGCGCGCCACCGCATCAACCACAGTTTGGCCTCCAATATAAACCGTAGTTATAATGACCCAGTCGCTCGAAGTCAAGCCTGCAAACAACAGCAACGCTGTTGCCGTTCCCCACGCTAAAAGCTTACGCGAAACTAGCTTTTGTAGTCCTTTGTCTAAAAGGTGTCTCATTGTACTATCTCTCCTCTACTATAATTAGTTCTAAGAGACAAACCAAGTGAGATTATTTATTGTACGACTTTGGCGTAGTTCGCCGGCTTCTCGATTATAATCTGTGTATCAACACAGTCCTTGAGGTTATCCAGATGCGAGATCAAAACGACAGTCTTAAAATAAGATTTAATTAGTTCGAGAATTCGCACGAAGCCTTCCATGTTATCGGCATCAAGTGCGGTACCGGGCTCATCAAGAATAAAGATGTCTCCCTTGGGCAAATTTGACACCGACAAGAGCGCCAAACGAATAGCCATGGCGGCAATTGTTTTTTCAGCTCCGGAACCCATTTCAATGGGGCGAGGATCGTGCTTAGGATGCTTAATGAAAATATTAAGACGAGCGCCGTCGTCCTCGAAAAACACTTCAAACGAAACTATGTTGGCTAGAACTTTGGCAACCTCGTTGTTGATCGCTGGTAACTGCTTTTTGATTATATCATATGCTATTCCGTTAGAATGCATACATTGCAGATAAAGATCGTAAGCAGCATACTCTTGCTGTATGTCTCTCATTTCCTTTTGCTGCTCGGTCAAGTTCTTCAGCTTTTGGTCTAAAGAGCCCTTCTTGCTGTAGTGCTGGAGTATAAGCTTTCTGCAAGCAGCGTGCTCTTTCTTGCTTTCTTCTACCTCAGCTATGATCCTCCGGCGTTGCTTGGTCAAGTGTTCGAAGTTTTCTATTGTGTCTCGATTTTCCTCGTACTCTTCAATTTTGCTTTGCAAAGAAGCTAAGTCATTCTCATACGAAAGAATCTCCGCATTGGACCTCTCGTAGAGAACCTGTTCGTCTTTAAGAGAGAGTTCTTCTCTAGTCCGCACCGCCAAAACATCATTATACTTGCGTCGGCTTTCGGAGACTGCAGCGGGTTCTAAAATCGCGAGACTCTGTCTTAAGTTTTTAATCGTGTCGACATGTGACAGGGCATCTTCTTGTATCTTTCTGATTCCCTTTTTAGCCTCGTGCGCATCGTGTATAAACTTACACATTGGAAAGCCGTCGCCGCACGGAACTTCATCAAGAAGTTTTAATTTGATATTTCTAGAATTGAAATCCTTTTGAAGAAGCTTGGCCTTATTTACTGTCGCATCCAAAAGCTTTTGTTTCATCTCTACTTGCTCTTGTTTACGTTCTAACTCATCAATATCAAACTCACCCAGGAAGTGCCGCAATCTTGTAAGGCGGCTTTTTGTTTTTGCTATACCCTTCTTTCTGACCTTGTTTGTCTCTTTGGCGTTTGCTAGCTTCTGTGTCAATGTTATCTTTTTTTGCTGCGCATCTAGAATATCTATTATACCGCTGGGGATAGACTCCATCACCTCGTTAGCTGTTGCAAGGTCAACCTCCAGCAGAGATATCTTTTCCACCATCACATCACACTCTCGTTCGTGATTAGCCAATTCAATCTGCGTAGCTTCAATTTCTTCCGTAGCTCTGGTCACTTCTTCCTCGAAATTCTTGTCCCCTATCCGGCGTAAGACCCCCTTTAAATCTGAACTATCTTCTTTGGCTAGCCTAAACTTTTTCTCAAAAACTTCTAGATCTAAGAACTTGGCTAAAATTTCTTTGCGACGAGTTGAACCCTCTTTGATAAAAGAAAGAGAGTCTAGTTGTGACGCCATAGATGTTAACAGAAAATCTTCTATCGTGCCAAAGTGCTTACGAATGGCAGCGTCTGTCTTGATACGAGACGTATCATTAAGGCTGTGAGTTTCATCCACGACGGGATCATAATAATCGAAGTCTAAATCAGTTTTTGCCTCTAAAGACTCTTCCCCCTTTAGCCTCTTAATATATTTTTCTGACTTGCGAGAAATGGTATAGGCTTTCTCCCCTATTTGAAGCGTTAATTTGCCACGACACGAATCTCTGTTCTGGTTAATTACATTTAAATTCTTGCGCTCGTTCTTAGACGTCGTGTTGAATAAAGTATAAAGAAGACCGTCGATGATGCTCGACTTCCCGGAATAGTTCTTCCCGAAGATGCCAACAATCCCATTCAGTTTCTCAAAATCTATCTTATTGTTTTTTCCATAATTGAAAAGATTGTCCCACTCAAAGCTGTTCAGTTTCCAATTAACATTTCGCGCAACGTCTTCTGCAGCCTCGGCTATAGAATTATATTTCTGATTTAAGGCAAAGACTCGCTCCATCATTTCATCGGAAGCCTCGTAGTCTTTGAGATATTCTCTCATTAACTTTTCCTGTACAGATATGTCTCGCAGATTCTCTTTAAAGAAGCCATGGCCATTTATATCTATAGTGCCTCTTTCCCCAGCTGCTCTATTCAAAAAAGTGATGCTTTCGGGCTTAAATCGGTGTTTGGCCACCTCTACAGCGCGCTTCATAACGTTCAAAGGGAGGTTATTGTTGCTTACGAGCCGCAGGCGCGCCCCTGGAGCGATTTGGGTCCCTTTTGGCATCCTACCCCTCGGAGTCAGCTCAATCGTCACAAACGGGCGCGGGTTGAGCAATTTTATATGTTTTACCTTGAAAACGTCCTTATTTTCGATTTCCCAAATCAAAAACCCCTTGTCGTTGGTCTCTCCGTGGTTTTGCTGGACAATAGATCCTGAGTAGCGTACGCGACCTTCGGTGTCTAAAATTTGGTTGGTTTTATGGATATCCCCAAGCATTGCATAGTCGTGGTCTGCAAATATCGAGACGTCATGATCTCCATGATCCATAATCCACCCAATGTCTGTTTTCACCCCAGCAATAGACCCATGATAGACAGCAATATTAATCTTGTCTGAATCAGTAGGCTTTACCCAGTTCTCCTCATCGAACACAGACAAAACATTCATCACCAAACCTGGCGCCATTTCTACCTCACCAGAGTTTTTTAACAGATGAAGGTGCGGATGGTCGAGAGCATTAACAATGGGCGTGATAGCATCTTGTCTGGAAGAGTTTCTAAGATTTCCATCGTGGTTGCCAAGGATTACATACGTGGGTGCAATGTCTGCCAACGTAGATAAGAATTCGGAACACAGCTCTACAAATTCTGGTGAGATCTGTGTCTTGGTGTGCGCTATGTCGCCGCCGACATAGATAAAGTCCACCTCCTCCTCTCTAAGGCTTTCGTACATAGATTCAAATACCTTGCGGTATTCATAATGATATTTCAAGTTTTTAATGTGCACGTCGGCACAATGAGCGATTTTATACATATTTTTTTTAAGCTAAAATAGAATGTTGTAAGAGCTTATCGAAGTTCATACGAACTGCATTCTTCTTTCTTTCTTGGAATTCAGCTCTTGTCATTTCTCCAACATCCTTGAAGGGATATATATCCACTTTATACAACTCGACGTCATATGTCAAGAAGTTTTTAATAATTTCTAATGATTTTTTTTCTGCGTCCGGATCCAATGCAATATACACGGATGCGTCGTTCTTTACTATTTTCTCGAATAGCTGAGAATCCACCCGCAGAGTAGACCCCAACAAAGGAATAGAATTGCTGCCTGCCACAATGGCATCAAATACACCCTCCACTAAAGCTATGTTCGATGTCCAATCAATAAAAAGATCATTAAACACCACATCTCTATCGACAGGTGGATTTTTATATTTTGGATAACTTCCATTATAGGTGCGCGAAATAAAATAGTTAACATCTCCCCCTTCATTAAACGAAGGAATAATAATACGATTTTCATATTCTCCAGAGGAGCAATAGCCAATCTTCCACCAAATTATATCTTTTTTGGTGATGCCCCTCTCTTTTAAGTATTTCCTCGCCATAAAACCAGTGGGCGGTAACTTCTTATTGGCTAAAGAAATATATTCTTTTGGAAGTGGTACGACCTGATCGGGCTCCTCCCTCTTCCCAAATAACTCTTCGAAGGCTGAATAATCTACCTCCTCTTCAAATTGAAGCCAGTCCTGCCGATGCTTGTAGGCTCCGAATCTCCTTACCAGATGATAAATGTTTTGGCCGCGCGTATCGCACACCCAGCACTTATAAACGTTTTTCCCTATATTAACTGAGAGCTTCGGTTTATGATGTTCGCAATAAGGACAACGAAATAGCCTCTCTTCATTTGACTTATGATTAGGTCCGAGAATCTCTCTTAAGATTCTAAGTTTTTCTGCTTCCATAAATTACACCCAGCCATGGCAACCACAAGACTATCGGCTCTATCGCCATAGCCGGCTTTAGGATTCCCATGCTTAGTATATTCTACATCAAACTGGGGTACTTTGTCAAGCACAAACTTTAAAACTTCTTCTTTTGCTTTGGATCCTCGCGGCATCCTGATACCAACCAGTTTGCGTGCTTCGTTAGCTCCAACGTATTCAGGCTCTATCCCAAATACATCACTAACAATTAACGACGCCATGCCGTTAAACCGTTGCAACGTGGCCATTGTTTTAGCAGTCGAGCGCCCACTTTTAAAAAAAGTAAATGGCTGCTCAATCCAAATCTCTTGGACTATGGCCTGCAAGTATCTTCGGTCAGTGAGAAACTTTTTTAATACTTTTGCTTTTTCGAATAGCCCCTTGCTCTTCCGGAGATCACAGTGATCGCAAAAAATTATATCACCGCTCTTATTTATACAAGTCACACCAACTATGCTGGTGCTAACATCAAGCCCTAAAAACATTAAATATCCAATTTAAATTTAAAAGTAAAGTCTCTACCTGGAACCTTCTTCACGGGATTTGCCAACTTAGCCACGGCAATCAAATTTTGATTATCATCATAAATCCCCACCTTGGAAATATAAGTCGTCTTTTCAAACGTTCCTGCAGGATCATTATATATCGATTTTACAATATTTTTAATAGAACGTTTGGGATTTTCTATGTAAGCTAGAGAGCCCGTCTGCGCTGAACTTCCAGTGGTAAAGGACAGATAGGTCGGATTATTGGAATGATTTAATTGCCCCTTCGGAGCAGTAGCAAACATCGTTACAGTCTGTACTTTAGTCGTGCCCGACATATTCATTACAAACGAAGATGACACCGCTGGATATTGAACAGGCGATGGAATCCCGGAACAATTGCCATTGCCTGTCGAGCAGGCAATAGACTGCGCAAAATAAACCCACCTGGGGTTATCGGAAATCGCCGCGTCTATGTATTTATCTGTAACTGCGTTGTTTAAGCTCCAGCTCCCAGTTAGGACCACAAACCCCTCGGTATACAGTACGACGCCGGCCACACTACCCTCCGATGTGCCCACCGTTTCGATCAATTCCCCATTGCGGTTCTTGTCCTGTAGCCTTCCCGCTAGGGTACCCGTGATATAAAATCTTAAATCTACAGAGCCCTTTTTAATTTCCGATCCGTAGAAAATAGACGGTATCGATATTAATCCAACATCCTGTGTATCTAAATCTCCCAACGAAGAAGAATAAGCATAATGAGGACTTAGATATGCATTATAATTTAAAGTATTTTTCAGCGCATACAGGTGAGTCACGTCCCCTGTTACAAAATACTCCGGGTCGACGATGACTTGACTAGATGGGGTTTGGCGCGCCATAGCAGCTGGATAAAATTCTTTTGTAATCGTGGCCGATAGGGGGTAGACTCCCTCCATAACCGCTCCGATAGAGGCGCTATTATATGCTAAATTTGTTGTGGTTCTAAAAGCAACCCTGGTGTCATTCTTAACCAAGAAGGGGTGGATCAGACCCGTATTTGTGGCCTGTCCTATATCTGCGCCACTATAGCCAGCCCTATCAACATTGTATTCGTAAAGATTAATATATCCCGGAGGTACCTGTCTTATAGACGAAATGTTCGCGCCGGAAATGTTCGCTTCATTGTTGTAATAAGCGCTTCCGCTATATATTACAAATTCTACTTGCGGATAAGTTGTAACCGTGTTGACGAAGACATCATCTTCTTGAAACTTATAGATTGCCATTGCATCCCTTAATAGTCCAATCTCACTCTCAAAGTGAATTCGTTAGCGGGATCCTTCTTGAGTGGCTCTGAAAGTTTTGCAACAGCTAGAAGTTCATTATCCGGGGAATATAGTCCGACCGATGTAATAAAGGAGCAGGGGTTTTCTCGCGCAATAGATTTAACCACGATTTGACTGCTGCTTAAATAAGTTGGGTTTGAACTAAAATTGAACTCATTGTGGTTCGCTCGACAGAAATAGATTGTAGAATTCAATTCCGTAGTATTATTAAACTGCATATTTTGGAATCTGTTGCGCAGTCCATCGCAATTGCCAGAAATCGATGCCGACACAAGAGAACCAGTAATCGTAGAGTAACTAGAGGCTCCATCGCCAAAATAATCCGGTGTGTTTCCATCAAATATGGACGCCGTGAGCACTAAGAGTTTTGCTTGATAATATAGTAAGCCAACGGGCGTTCCAGTTCCGCCGGAAGCTGTGTGTAATACAGTATATTCTCCCACCGGAGAGTTAACTAGGTATTCCGTCGCGCTGGCGTCATATACCGTAAGTGGAGTGGTGGGTGCATGTACGTCGCCGCCCACCAAGAAGGTGGCCTGGAAGGTACCCTTCTTAATCTCGTCTTTGGTGATCAACCTTGTAAGATTTACAAAGATGGCTTCTTTAATTTTAGCACCACCTGTAAGATCTCCGTCTTGATCAAACTCTAAAATCTGCCCATTATCGCCAAACCCAACATGTGTCTGTGCGAGCATGTTGTACATGTTGATCTTTTTGGCGCGCTGCACGCTGGAAGCCGTGGATCCCGAAAGAAGCGAATTAGAAGAGAATCCAGCCGTTATATCAAATATATGATTTGCTGAAGAACTTAGATAAGGATAGTCATATACTGACTGAAACATCCCATGTACATAGTTTTTAATGTTTAGATCAGGTTCGTAGGTTCCCGAAACGATCGTTCCCGTAATTGGGATAGCCTCATGGAGCAAGTCCGAATTGGAAGCTACGTCTTTGTTGGTTAGTGTTTTAAATGTCGTTGCCATCTTTTATACCCTATTATAATATATATTTCACGTATCTTACAGGTATATCTATTCTATATCCAGTAGATACTCCCGAAACACGTATGGTTGAGTCAATGTATTTATATGTCCCGGCGACGAGGTTGACGGTGTCATTGGTAATGGTGGTTGTTCCCACGTTACCAAAGGTGTCAAACAAGTAGTACCCCGATCTATTTTCTAAAGAAGACCCTATTCTGAACGAAAGCCTAGTTCCGCGGGGCCCGAGAATCGATGAATTAATTCCGAGACCGGTCGCAATCGTACTTATAAGGCCAGCTCGTCGCATTGAGATATAATAGCTAGCCACAGAATCATCATCTATGAAAGAATAAGAAAGAGGACTCAGCGAGGCTGCAGCCGGATTGGTGCCCTGGCCAGTGATGCCCGGAAATAGTTTTCCTAGACGATTATCCATTTCAACAATATAGGCAGTTTCCACCAACTCCGGATTCAGCGGAGTATCTGGTGTAATATTGGCAGTATCCAATCCTTGATCTGTTGTGATTTGCATTTGAGAACCGCCGACGGTGGCGCCATTGAGTATTCCATCGGCCACCAGCTGAACTGTCCCCGCAAGGGTGATCTGATCTACCGTCGTTTGATCAGCCAATACAATAAAATGTGTGCCATTATAAAGCGTTGAGGAACCCTGATTAAACAACTTAATGATTGGCAAATACCATGTCATGTTGTTGCTAATTGTAATTAATTTAGAATTGAGGAGAGAAGTGTTGTTTGTAAACGCTTCTAGAACTGGAGTTTGTAAGCACTGAAGGTCATAGTATTCTGACCCGTTGACGTTAAGTTTATCAAATAAACCATAATCTATTTCGTCATCTCCTAATGCAAATTTTGCGATTCGGAAACTTCCATCGCCGCGAGCAAGACGCATTCGACCCGTGTCTGTTAAAACCGCGTCCAATATAATATCTCCTGAATTGTCTAAAAATGCCATAAAATCAACCTCTCTCTCTATAAATAGTAATTAAATCAATATCATGCCCTAAGGATTAACTACTCCTGTGTTTTTAAATGTTAAATTAAGATCTATCTTCTTCCCCGTCTTCTTACTGGTAAGGCGAACCTTAAATACTTTGTTCCAAACTGAATCAGTTTCGGAAGTACCCAGCACATTTGGAGGAGGGACCTCATCGATACCCACCGTCTCTATCGATGTGTTGGCATCATCAAAACGTGATTGCGTCCACGTGGGAGCAATATAAAGATATTGTCTACCATTTTTACTAAAGTTTTGATTTTGCTCTGCTGGAAAATAGTATTCTTTATACAGTAAATATACTTGACCCGAATTATCGACCATTTCCACCTCATAGGGGACAGTGGGATTGGAAACGTGCCCGTGAACGTCTATAACCCTAAAACAATAATAATATTTGGTATTGGGCACGAGGTCCTCTAGATAGGTGGCGTAGGTAGCATATCGATTGCCGCCGACAGTTCCGAGATGTTCTATAATATCGGCCCTTCTTTTTCCTTTGAAATCTTGATAACTCATGGGAGCTTCCCTAGTCCGGTATATTTCATATCGGTAAGAAGGGTCATCACTACGAAATGTTAAATCGGAATCAAGTGCCATTTGAATTATTTGTTCGTTGGTGGCCACAGTGTTGTTGGGTAACAATCCTTGGGCCAAAAACTGTAACCTAATATCTTCCAGGTCGCTGTCTTCTATGGGGAATGGCTTTTCTGCAACCTCGCCAGTAGAACTATTCAACATAATCAATACCCGATTATTAATATTTTTAAAGGGAACTATATTCACCTGAGGTGATACAGGAGGGCGGTCCATTACTACCGCCTGGGTGGCATAATAGGGAGTCTGCATTATTTCAGGCCAATAACCTGATTGCATATCAACACGAGCATTATCCGGGGCGCCCCCGGGTACGGAGCCATGAGGGCCTGTCATAAATCTTAGTTGAAAAGGTAATTCATCCTCGTTCCAGATTCTATATTGAATGGTGGTGTCGCGGTTTTTGAAGCGGACCGCCGCGTTGGTGCTGGCCGGTTGTCCCGCTATAGCAGTAATCATATATTGGCGACGGCCCGAGATAATGGGGAGTGCATGGGCATCAAAAGTGTTCTGGACTATACTTAGAAATTCTTGAACGCTGAGGGTTTCGTTTACAACGAAGTTGAGGGGGATAGACACAGTGCGCAAAAAG